CTACTGGTTGCGGTGTTGCCGAGCAACACTTCCAGCGCCGCCAGGGAGACACCGCCAAACCGGATGCGCACTTCGCCGCCGATGGCACGAGACGCAATAGCGGTGATAGTATCGTCGCCGTTCAACACGGCGCTTACCATCTGTAGGTTGGCGCCCATCATTTGGACGGACATCACGTCAACCACAGAGCCGTAACTGTTGGTTGCGTTCCACGTTGCGATCTTCACATCGGCAAGCCCAAACTGCGGGGCGCCGTAGGTATCAAAAGCCATTTCTCACTCTCCTATACCGAGCGTTTGGCCCGGACTGAAAATTCCATCCTCTCCACATTCGCATCAAGGTCTGTGTCGCGAATGGGAAAACGTACATTCTGTTGCCAGTAACACATGAAAGCACCGCCGAATTGCTTGGCGTGCAACAGAGCAAATATCCGGCTTTCCATCGTCTCTATCGTTGTGAATCCTGAGTCCTGATACAGCCAGATCTCTAGGGCTTCGCGATAGCTCACCAGTTGGCTGGCGTCATCAGCCAAGATGTAATCGGCAACCGGCGCTCTTGTTTTCACTAAGACACAGGGTTTGATAATTCCCGCGCTAGTGAAGGCTGAAGGGTTAGCTGTGCGGTTGATACCGAGTCGGCCGCTTTCATCCCAATCCCAGATCCCGCCCGTGGCGGCAGCGAGTAGGGTAGCGTCTGCCTCAAGTAGTGCTTTGGCTGCGGATAAGATACTCATAATGCACCGCCCAGACCGGCAAAGTACGATTGTATCTTCACAGCAATGTCTTTGCCTTTGCGCTTACCGAACTTCCAGACAAGCCACTCTTGCGCATTGCGATTGTTCTTGCTGTTATTGCATCCCCCTTCGCCATGACAAAGCGGAACAATGTTGCCCGGTATGGTGCCAGGGCAATCGGGTGACGATAGCGGAATCCAATGATCCATTGCCAGGGTGTGAAACAGGCCAGGCGGGCGACCACAGACAGCGCAGCATCCACCGAAGTGAGAAAGAGCACGCTGCCAGTCCTGAGCGGTAAAGGCAGAAGGCAAACCAAGCTTGCGCGTCTCGCGAGCTTGCTGATGAATAATGCGCTTGGGTCTGCGCTTCTCATTCAATCGTTCCCGATTTGCCATCTCCCATTTGCGTTGCTTCTCTTTTATCTTGTCGGCATTACGCTGTGCATATAGCTTGTCCTGCTCGCGCTTGTACTCTCGGTTCTTCTCGCGCCAAGCCTTGCTTGTGGCAAGATTCTGCTCCCGGTTCGCCCAATACTGATCCTTCTTTTGGGCAAGGTCTTTCTCCCGGTTTCTCTCACGCCACTCCTTGTGATATGCGTTCCTGTCTTCTGCATACTGAGGATAAGCCTCTTTGCGGCGTTCGCTAATGTCATCAGCATTTGCCGCCCACCAAGCGCGGTTATTCGCCCGCTTGCAAGTCTTACACTTAGTATGCAAGCCGTCCTTTGTGCTCTTGGTGCGAGTGAAATATTCAGTTGTGGCAGGATAGGAGTTACCGCATTGCGTACAGCGTTTTTCTGAGGTATGATCAGACACGGCGATAGCCCTCCATTGGCTGTTGCCCAAGTCCCAGGATGTGCATAGCATCGCTGGGACATCTCTATTGAAGGTCTTAATTATACCACAAAAAGTCATCATTTGTTAACTCAGCATCCTTACAACCGCTTGCCAAACTCTCGGCCCCCAGTAGTCAAGCGCAGGAGAAATCACGCTGTATCTACCTCCCCATCTGATCTCTAACCACAAACCATAGTTCAAGCCATGCGCCAGAATGATCTCTGTCATCTGTCCAACTACATGGTTCACCTCAGTATGAAGGGCTTGTCTCAGGTTCCCTGTCCTATCCTGCCAGGGAGCGTTGTCTTTGAGCCAAGTTTCGATTTGCGGCGAAAACGCTTGCGCAATACCCACAACCCCTGCCTCGATGCGTTGGCGATAGTTTGCCGCCAGTTCGGGCCATGCTTTGTCAGGCGAGACGATCCAGCGGAAGCCGGGCATATCAACCAGACACCTTTGCATAGGCTTGAAGCGAATCAAGCGCATTGGGTACGAGTGCAATCACCTCGTACTTGACCCCATTCAGCGCAAATCGATCTCCCGGCTTCAGATCTGTGTCTGTGATGGTTGGATGGCCCCGATAGCCGAGTATGAGCGCATCCGCTTGATGCACCTGGCCGGCGCTGGTCGTAATCTGCTGGCTGCCACTAAGCGAGTCGACGCGAACCGTCTGGGCGGATAGCGTAGATCCGCCGCGCGTGACCGTGATTGATTGCGACTTGTCAGCGATCAGAATGGCAGTGTCCACAGCCATATCGTGGTCGTCTAGCCATGTGGATAGTGGCGAAGTAGAGCCACTCCACGAATCTATGCGGCTTGTCATGACGGCCAGTTCCAATGCCGCATCCGTTGCAGCGGTACATCAGGCTGATCTTTCCACCTGGGCGGTATCTCATTGAGCCCGACTATCGCCACTTGGTTGGCGTTCGTTCTGGATTCTGCTTTCCAGAACTCAACCATCTTTTGCAGATGGTCGAACACCGCTTCCCGCTCGATGCGGGTCTGTCCTACGGTGTAGTTGAAAAACTTCGCCGCATCACCTAGAAGTTGACGGTAGGCCAGGTAGACGGCGCCGTTATAGTCGCTATCCGTGCGTGCGAATAGCCGGTTCAGTTCGGCGTCAGTGAAGACGGCTTGATCGTTCGTGATCCCCAAGTCACCTTGTAAGTCGGCCAGTTGTTCAGCGGTAAGCGCCATCATCCACACTCCTTGATGAGATTGAGCAGCCGACCCGCGGCGTGGTCCCACGTCTGCCAGGCTCGCAACCATGCGGCGGCATTAGCACCGTACTCTCTCGCCTCGGCTGGATTCTCATAGCACCATCGCATCGTCTTGGCCAGCGCCCCTACATCTGCCTTCATCCAGTCGCCTTTGATGTTTTCAAAGATCGTTGGGATGCGCTCAAGCGTGCCAAGCGGCAACACTTGCGCCCATTCGGTGGTGTGTCCGTCGTCCATACCGCTCCACTGTTGCACAATAACCGGCAACCCCATCATTGCCGCCTCGCGCGGCGGCATTCCCCAGCCTTCAAACCGACTTGGGAAACAGAAACAGTCACAAGCGGCGTACACTTCCCGCATGGTTGCTACATCTTCAGTCCAGATGCGCACCCGTGGATCTGGATTCTCCGCTCTGGCGATTAGGTCGGTTACATCGTTCGAGTTGGGCCGCACCTTAATCAGCAGCCGCACGTCCGGGGTGTCCTGTGGGCGTCCAAACGCCTGGTAGAACGCCTGCCACACTTCCGCCCAGCCTTTACGGGCTCCCCTGTCAGCCAGCGCCAGGAATGCGTAGGGTCGTGGCGGGTAGTGAGTATCGAGTATTGACTTGGCGATAACCGGGAATTCGTCAGGGTCGGTGCCACCGTGGATGACATGGATAGGCGCTTTGACGCCACCCTTGCGGAACGTCTCGGCGTTGGCCTCACAGGGCACTATCACCCGTTCTGGATTACGCCGGTTGATGATGTCGACCCAGCCGTCAGGCATCTCGCTGCCCTCTGTCATCGTGAGCAACCAGTGGCGGCCGGGAATGCCAGGCAGATACAAAGCAGGCAGGCAAGCGATTGTCAGGCGTGACCAATCTATCCCTAGCTGCTGCTGCATCCAACCCGGCATTTCAGTATGACCCACGAGCAAGGGCGAAACTTCCACCCCTGCCCGCTGCAATGCCCGCATGATATGCGCTGCATAGCGGCCATAGCCGTCATAGGTTCGCCAGGCGTACCCTAGAAGATTCAGGCGCATAGTTCAGCCCTAGCTAATTGTCGGATCAGCGTAACTTCCGCCCGCGACCAAATAGCCCACTGCGCCATTGGTGCGATCCTTGCCCACGCCAACGCCGAACAGGACATCAACGTCAAGTTGCTTGATGGGGAAATCATCATCCGGTGTCGTTTCGGGCACCACAGCCACACCAAAGCCGCGCATCGGATGGACGCGCACGGCCAGGGCGTTGCGAGCGTCAAGCTGGCCGTAGCTTTTAGTCATGCCAACGTAGCCGGTTGGCACACGACTGGTTGCATACAAATCGATCCATCCCAGAGTGGATTGGTAGGCGCCGATGCGGCTGATCGTCTGCTCACCAGTGGCGAAGAATTGCGCCCCGGATGTCACGCCGGCCCGGTCAACCTGCACCCGGCCATCGACCATGATCACCTTATTGGTCAGGGCGCCAAACAGCGCAATGTCGGCTCGGCTTACGATGGCGCTATAGGGCGCCATGTGCCCGTGTTCTGCCAGCGTTGCAGCAAGCCCTTCCAGCACATCGGCCATCGTCTTGGGTGTTGATGCGTTGTAGCCGATGAAATGGTCATGGCTGGTTGCAAACGTTGTGCCGTCGTAGGATGGTGGAGCAAAGTCCACGGCGCCGCCCGTGCCATGCACAAAGGGCACGCTGTAGCCGGCTGCACCAATCGCCTCTTCGTCACTATCAAAGAAACGGCCCAGCAACTTCTGCTCAAAGCGCCAGATAGCGCGTAATGCGATTGTGGTAATGCTTGCCTCCACAACCGGGCCGCGGGCGTCCATCCAGTAGTATTTACTACCACCGATGGCGTTGCCGTAGATGCGCTTTGGCAGCATGTGGCCGATGGTCGTACCATGCACCAGAACAGGCGTATCCACGTCGGTGAGCTCATCCATTGGGGTGACAGCGCCGCCTTGAGGATACTCTAGAGAGATTTCCTCAGTGACCGACATCAGCCAGCCCCATTTGGCGATCAAATCCTCATTGACAGCACCCAACGCCAAAGCGACATTGTTGACAAGCTGGCCGTAGGTGTAGCCGTCCCGCATCGCCCATTCGGCCAGACGAGTACCGTCAAGCCCAACCGGCAAGGCTTTATTTTGTAGGGTCAATGGACCCAGAACTTCTGCCATGATTGTGTATCTCCTCTATCCGTTTGCAGTCACAAAACCCAGACTACAGGTTAAGCGCAGCTCGGATCGTTCTGCTGAATGCTCACGAATAGCGCCACTTCGCCGGTAGGCATAGCCATCCCGAACCCAATAATGCGGTCGAAAGTACCCACGGTTGTCCCAATACGCCCAGCGGTGTCCGAAAGGTAATAGTTTGCGCCGGCGGTAAGGCTGGTGTAGCCCGTCACTGGCCCGAACACGCAGACGCTTACCGGGTCGCCGCTGGCGATGGTCGTCTCGCCGTCGAACGATTCCACGGCGATCCCCTGTGCCCGGGCAGGAGCACCGCCGGCAACGTCACCGTCCGCCCGCTCCCAATCACCGTCGCTGGCTTGATAGACAAGGTGCCCGGTTGTGATAGTTCCGCCCGCCCGGCCTGGAACGACAACGGCGCCCTGCGCCGGATGCGCCCGGATGTTGGCGGCGGTCAATGCGATGTCAGACATAATATTTCTCCTGTAACCTGTAGTTGCCTACAAGCGATAATCTGCCTAGATACCCAAGCGAGCGCGAGCGGCTTGGCGAGCTTCCGGGGTGTCAACCAACACCGGGCGGCCATTCGTAACGGTGCGCTGGGGAATGATGGCGGGCGGGCCAGCGAGGCTATTGCGGAGGGTTTCGGCCAGGGGTTTGAGGTCTTCCCAAACCTTGCCCGCGATCTCAGCAATGCGCTCCACGGGGCGCTCCGTGCCAAATTCGGAAATGATGTGACTACGCAAGGTGCGCTTGAAAGCATCCACAGCCTTTTGCGCATCCTCGCCCTTGACTTGCCAGTTGATAAGCTTGCTCACCTCAACGTCAAGTGCGCTCTCGAACTCACGCACTTGCATTTCTGAGAGACGAGTGGTCAACGTCTGGTTGAGCGTCCGCATGTCGGCTAGTTCCTGCACGATGGCGGGATCGCTGGCCGGCTGCGCCTCTCTGATGATTTGTTCGCGCACTTGGGCGGGAACGTCGCCAGCGGTAAGGCCGGCGATTACTTCTTCTCTTGTTGGCATGTTTAGATCCTCTGAGGGCTGGTCGCCCTGCTCAAATTCTGCTGTCACAAAGGGGGTTGCACCGGCTCCCAGCGCTGCCCGTTCAGGTGGAGCAAAGTCAAGACTCTCAAGGTTGAAATCTTTCAGGCGTCGCACGCCCTCTCTTACACCCTCAAAGCTGCCTTTGCCGTAGATGCTGGTTGCAATCTGTCCACCTAATGCTTTGAGCCGGC